GTGCGGCTGATGCTACTACAGGTGCTTTTGCATTTGGAGCGTAACAATTAATTAGTGGCTCCTTCAGGAGCCACGAACTAGGAGATTTATGTTTAAAGGCGATATACAAGCTACAAGATCAACTGCAGGTAACACAGGTACTGCAGTAATTTCACAACCAGTTAGATTAAAAGGAATTATTGTTTCTAGCGATGGTGTGGGTGCAGGAGTGTTAGAATTAACAACAACTTCAAATACCGGAGATACTTTGTTTATAGCAGATGTACCTTCTGGAGATTTAGTTAATTTTTCTTTTCCAGATGATGGTATTTTATTTCCTAAAGGAATTTTTGTTAAAACAAAAACAAATATTACAGCTTATACATTATTAACAGATAAATACTCTGGTCCTAATTTAACAGGGAGTAACGGATAATGGGTGGTTCAAGTTTTTCATCAGACCAGTCGGTCGCTCATGCAACAGCTACAGCTCAAATGGTTGCAACAGGTGGTAGAGTAAGACTAACTTCTATTCAAGGAAAAGGCGCTACAGATGCATCTATTATATTTAGATCGGGTGGAGCAACAGGAGATGTGATTGCAACATACTTATTTGATACTGAAGGATTAGATATGTATTTACCCGGTAATGGAATTTTATTTGAAGATGGTATTCATGCAACTATAGCTAATACTGCAGGTGTAACTATTACATTTACATAAGATGGATTTAGATTATTACGCAGATATAATCGAATTAAAGAAAGGTGGCATGCCACCTAGAAACAAAAAGAATTTTAGATCTACTAAAAGTGGAGCTGGAATGACTGCAGCAGGAGTTGCAGCTTACAGAAGAAAAAATCCAGGAAGTAAATTATCTACTGCAGTTACAGAGGATAATCCAGGAAAGAAAAGAGCAGCTAGAAGAAAATCATACTGTGCAAGAAGTGCAGGTCAAATGAAAAAATTTCCTAAAGCTGCAAAGGATCCTAATTCAAGATTAAGACAAGCAAGACGTAGATGGAAATGTTAAATGGCATATTTAAATGCGGACATTCCTCCTATATACTGTAAGGTAAGAAAGGAGTATTTATATGATCTTAAAAAACATCAAGGAGAGTCTGTCGACTGTTGTATCTTTAGTGTGGTCTCTATTACAGATCGTGCACTCTTATTTAATATTATGCTACCGAACGGTGCGTGTTTTTGGCGACTGCCTATATCAGCGTTTTTTCAAGAAAAATTCGATAGAGCCGAAGTGCCTGATATGCCAATCGACCAACTTCAATTGTGGAATTGTTTTAGTTATTATCCTAGTGTTCATTGCTTTAGTTTCCTAAGAGGTAAACGAGGTAAATATTATGGAAAAGATAAAAAAAATTATCCATTCGAATATTTATTTACAATTGATTGGGGTCATCCAGAAAGTAATATCTTGGATACAGAACATTCTGAAATTCCTGCTGAACATAAGTGCGCACATATATTGGCTCTTGATGACGGTAATTATGCAGCTCAGCCTAATAATCGTATTTTGTGGGATGCTCCTAACTACACTGTTGGTGACGGGGTTCCAGACTATTCGGTGCAAACTACAAAATGGAATGTTGAAAATAAAGATTGGCTTACAGAAGATAGTAACAAAATGTTTTATGAAATAGATAAAAATGATTGATAAATTTATATATAATTTTTTTGGACTACTAGACAAAGCAGCAGGATGGATTGATAATATATTATTTAATAAAAAGAAGAAAAAGAAATGAAAAAAAGTTGTAAACAATGTAAAAAAGAATTTGAACAAAAAGATGAACTAGATCTTTTCTGTAGCCAAGATTGTAAAGAAGAAGCACTAGCGGCACTAGATTCAGATTCAGATGAGTGTTTATCATGTCAGTAATAGAGGTGGACAGGATGAACTATTATTTTACAGGTGCATTGATTATAGCTTTTGTATTGATAGCTCTTTTCTTACAGCCAGGATACATACCTAGATGAACAATAAACCATTAAACATCGGAGAAGAGGTTGCTGTACAAATGCCAATGAAAACAGTTGCTAGTTTAATAGGTTTAGTTGCAATTGGCACCTGGGCCTATTTTGGTTTAATTGAAACTCAAAACTCTCATCACACAAGATTACAATTAATGGAAGCTGATCTTGAAAAGAATACAGAGTTTAGAATTAAATGGCCAAGAGGATTAATGGGTTCACTTCCCGCTGATTCTGAGCAGTTCATGCTTATCGAAGATCTGTATAAACAAGTAGAAAAAATGCAACAGACTCAAGAAATGAACATGACAAACAAAGTAAATATAGAATTTTTAATGAAGCAAATGGACAAAGCATTAAAAGATATTGAAAAATTAAAAGATAAACAAAGGGAGTTTGCAAATGGAAACGGTAATTACTAGTGTCGTTGCTCTTTGTATGTTTATAGCAGGGGAGTTAAAAGAGCATAGAATACAACAATCAATGAGTGATTGTTTAAAAGGAAAACGTCTTGCAGAACGTGATCAAAATGTTAATGTACAATATATGTGCGGAAAAGTACAAGCAGAACTAGAAGACAATATTGATGGTTCTAAATCAATTAAAAAAATTATTACAGAAAAATAATGAATCTATCTCGTAATTTTACTCTTCAAGAGTTAATCAAATCGGACACAGCTGTCCGTAAGGGAATCAACAACAATCCAAACGCAGGTCAAATAGAAAAACTAAAAGACTTGTGTGAAAATATTTTACAACCCGTACGGGACCATTTCGGTAGAGTAAAAGTAACATCAGGATTTCGTAGTGAAGATTTATGTTTAGCGATTGGTAGTTCTAGAAATTCACAGCATGCAAAAGCTGAGGCCGCAGACTTCGAATGTGTTGGAGTTGATAATGCTGAAGTTGCTGATTGGATTAAAATGAACCTTGAGACAGATCAATTGATCCTCGAGTTCTACACGCCCGGAGAACCTAACTCGGGATGGATACACTGTTCTTGGATACCTGAAGGAAGACGTGAACAATTTATGCATGCATATAAATCAGAAGGTAAAACAAAATATAAACCAATAATAGGAAAGGCTAAGGATTTAGTATAATGGCAATAGGAAGATCACAGATATCAAAACAAATAGAGGGTAAACTACGTGGTGCGAGAGACGAGAAAGAAAAAAAGAAAAAAGTTAAACTTGCTATCAAACGTAAGAAAAACCCACTAGCCAAGACATTTACTGCCTAGTCAAAAAATGTTATAATCTTGCATGACTAAATTATGTGCAAGAGGCAAATCAGCTGCCAAAAGAAAATTCAAAGTTTACCCCTCTGCATATGCAAATGCTTATGCATCTAAAATATGTGCAGGCAAAATTAAAGACCCATCTGGTACTAAGAAAAAAGATTGGGGACCTAAGAAAGCAGTTATGGGCACATTGGTAAGAAAACTTGCAAAAAATGTTTATGGTAAAAAAGAATCACAAGCAGAACCTAACTCATCTTCATATAAATCATCTTCATTTATGGGATCTCCTCTAATAAATTTATATCAAAAAAAAGTTAAACCATTAAAAGCAGCTAACGGTATATCGGTTGAAAAACTTAAAAAAGAAGCACAAAAAATTATAGATAATTTTCCAAAAGAAAAAATTTATAATTATAAAAAACCAAAGAAAAAGCCATATACAATTGTTAAACCAGACAGAGCAATGATGTTAGACACCACTACAAATGCTAGTGGAGCAGCAGTTCCTTTACAGAAAATGTGTGGAGGCGAGGTACGTGGAACAGGAGCAGCGATTAGAGGCAAAGGTTTCAAAGGCGTATTCTAATGAGTCTTAAAAAATGGTTTAATGAAAAATGGGTTGATATAGGATCACCTAAAAAAGATGGAGGATACAAAGAATGTGGAAGAAAATCTGCAAGTGGATCAAAAAGAAAATACCCCAAATGCGTGCCTGCTGCAAAAGCAGCCCAAATGACAAGCTCAGAAAAGCGTTCTGCTGTTGCAAGAAAGAGAGCAGCCGGTAATCCTGGAGGCAAACCAAATAATGTTAGCACCTTTACCAAGAAGTATTATGGTGGTATGATAGAAATCTAAGGAGAATTATGGCAGAGAAATTATCAGATAAATTAAAAGGATTATTCAAAAGAGCCGATACCTATTTGGGTAAAGCAATTGAAAGAAAACCAAAAATCACAAAAGCTATGGGTCCATCTCAAACACAATATAAAATGTTTAAAGCTGGACAGAAAACTAAAAACTTAATGAAAGGTCTTAGTTTAACAAAAAAATTTGATCAACCTGCTAGTGCATCAAAAGCTTTAATTACTGCAAGTGCAGCTAAAAAAGCACGTAATATTGGTAAGCTTAAAACTATAGGTAGAATTGCAAGTAGAGCTGCATTACCTGTTGCTGCAGGATTTGAAGCAGCTAATCTTGCTTATAAAGTTGCAACCTTATCTCCTGAAAAAAAAGCTAAGATTAAAAAATTAAAAACAGAATTAAGTAAAAAATCAACAAAACAATCTCATGCAGATTTATTAAAAATGAGTACAGGAGGAGACACAATGTTAACAGGTGGACAAAAAAAATTAGATAAAAATAAAGATGGTAAAATATCTGGTGAAGATTTTAAAATGATGAAAAAAGTTGCAGGAGGTGCCGCTATTAAAGGCATGGGTGCAGCTAGAACTTCTGGGATGGGTTTACAAGATGAAGAATTAATTCCTGGAAAATCTATGGATTATCATAAAGATATTCTTTAATGAATTATGGCTACGTCAGGAACTACAGCATTCGATCTTCAGATCGATGACATTATTGAAGAAGCATACGAACGATGTGGTATGCGAACTAATAGTGGGAATGACTTACGTAGCGCAAGAAGAAGTTTAAATCTTTTATTTTCAGAGTGGGGCAACAGAGGTATTCATCTTTGGAAAGTTCAACTTAATGAACAAGCTTTAACTGCTGGAACTGCAACTTATACTGTTGCAACAGATGTTAATGATGTTCTTGAAGCATATATTTCTACAACTGCAGCCGCAAGTGATAGTTCATCTACAAACGATATAGCATTAACAAAAATTGATAGATCAGCTTATGCTGCACTTCCAAACAAATTACAAACAGGACAACCCTCACAGTATTATGTTGATAGACAAACAACACCAACTATAAGTTTATATTTAGCTCCTGATGCAACAACTTATACAACATTAAAATTTTACACAATAAACAGAATTGAAGATGCAGGTGGATTTACAAATACAGCTGATGTAGCTTATAGATTTTTACCTTGTATGTGTTCTGGCCTTGCATATTATTTATCACAAAAAAGAGCACCAGATAGAATTCAATTATTAAAACAATTATATGAGGACGAATTAATTAGAGCATTAAATGAAGATGGTTCTAGAACTTCAGTATATATATCTCCTCAATCATACTTTCCAGGAGGTGGTTAATGAGTTTTGCATCTGGAAAAAGAAGTCAAGCAATATCGGATAGATCTGGTCAAGCATTTCCATATAAAGAAATGGTTAAAGAGTGGACAGGTGCATTAGTTCATATATCAGAGTATGAGCCTAAACATCCACAACTAGATCCTCCTTATCATAAGGCAGATGCCGTTGCTTTAAAAAATACT